ACTGCTGTAACGCCGCAAAATCAAACAAAATAAAAACAATTATAGGGGCGGCGATAGTATCAGATGGCGAATGGTAGGGGAGGAGCCCCCGGAGGCCCCAGAGGCGCCCCTGCGCCGTCCAGCGCCGAAATACCTCCGAGGCAAGCCCAAAAATATCAGGTGGTCATGAAATTAGAAATTGAGTACATACCGATAGCAGAAATCAAGCCGTATGCGGCCAATGCTAAGAAGCACCCGCAAAAGCAGATTGAGCAGATAAAAGCAAGCATAGAGGAGTTCGGATTCAATGACCCCATAGCTTTATGGAACGGGGAGATCGTCGAAGGTCACGGCCGGTATCTGGCAGCGCGTGAGCTACATCTGGATCCGGTTCCGGTGCTGCGGCTGGATGACCTGACGGACGAACAGCGGAAGGCATACGGACTCGTTCACAACAAACTGACCATGAGCAGTGGTTTTGATACTAAGCTGTTGGAGCTTGAGCTCGACAACTTGCAAGGGCTTGACATGGAGCAGTTCGGTTTCGACTTGCCGGGTATTGATGAGCTGGATCTGAGCTATTACGGCGACGAAAGAGAGCGGACAAACAACGCTTACAATCTCGGACTAATAGACACCGACAATATGACGGACGATTTTTGGCAAATGCCGATAATCAGAAATGACAATTATGTGCCGGATGAGCTAATCGGGTTCAACTATGCAAAGACAAGCAAGAATAAGGACGTCGGGATTCATTTTTACATAGACGATTATCAGTTTGAGCGTATATGGAACTATCCCGAAAAGTACATCAGCGTTCTGAGCGAATACGAATGCATTCTGAGCCCTGACTTCAGCCTATACATGGACATGCCGATGCCGATGAAGATCTGGAACGTATACAGGTCGAGGCAGATAGGTGCGTTCTATCAGAGCATGGGAATAAAGGTGATACCAACACTGTCATGGGCTGAGCCGGAAACATACTGCTTCTGCTTTCAGGGCGTTGAAAAGGGCTCGGTCGTATCAGTGAGTACAGTAGGCGTAAAAAACAGCGGAGAAGCTAGAGAAATATGGTCAGACGGTATGAAAGAGGCCATAAGGCAGATTGAGCCGTCGATGATCTTGGAATATGGCGGAGATATCGGCTTTGATTATGGAGATATCCCCGTAAGAAGATACAACAATCAAGTTACAGATAATTGGCGTAAAAGGTGACAACATGGGTGGAAGAGGTTCAAGAAGCGGAGGATTCGGAGTCGGTGGCGGCGGATTCGGTGCAGCCGGCGGTGTAGGCGGAGCGTTATTCGGCACGCCTCAGGCAGTGACGCCGCCTCCAGTACAGAACGGTCAGCCGGTACCGGCGATAACAATACAACAGCTTCAGAGCATGAATGATCAGGAATTTGCAACGTATATGAACGGGCTGAAGAGCACACCGATAGACCCGCTCACATATTATAATAATGATTGGGACACTCAGAGGCTTGTCGCAAACATGCCGGAGCTGAACAGGGCGCCTCAGATCGCAGACGCGCAGACTTTCGCGGCCATGAAGGGCGAGACCATTTACAGAACGGTCAATGCGAGCGGAGCAGATACCGCTGTTGATATCTGTGCCAGAACGATGACAAGCGATGTAACGACTATTGGAGAAGGGCGAATGGGCGACGGTTTCTATTTCGCTAACAGCCTGAGCGGGTCGCAAGCATATGGCTATTCCAGAAATAATATCAACAGGACAGCAACAATGACAGCAAAACTCAACTCAAATGCAAGGGTCGTATCAGAGAGCCGTCTTAATCAGATGCTTTCAAACGAGAAACCGGCGGTCAGAAATGCGGTTCGCAGAATGAGTAGCGGCGGGTCATGGTCTGGCGATTCAGGGCTTATGGCTTATGCGCTGTATAAAGGTTATAACGTTGTAAATTCAAGCTCATATTACAATGTTATCGACAGAAATGCGGTCACGTTCTCAGGTGATCTAGCAGTTATGAGATAAGGAGGAACGACATGGCAAAGACGAACGGCTACACGGTCACGAAGGCAGATGCAGCAAGGCTCAAAGCGAAAGATGCCAAAATGACACCGGCACAGAAAAGAGCGACAAGCAAGAACCTTGTTGAAGCAAATACAGCGGCAAACAGGATGAAATCTAAAGGGAAAGCGTGATATAATATGGGTGGCAGAGGAGCAACAGCGGGCGGCAGAGGTGCCGGCCTCGGTGGCGCTGGCGGCGCGGCGGGTGCGTTTACAGTTACCACAAATGCTAACGGCGGAGTGACTATCACACCGAATGCAAACGCGCAGAACGCGCAGAATTTTACGAGTGCAGGGAGCGGAATAAGCGATGTTAATTCACACACGACTTATTTCACGCCGGCGGACATGGCTACGGTCAGCGATAGGAATACGGACGGCTATGCAATCGCGCAGAGATCCGGCAAATATGTCCCGGTAGGGTATTATCAGACTGGATATTATTCAAACGTTAATAGCGAGCTTAGAGACATGGCAAATGGTAGGCGTCAAAACCTGACTCCACAGACACAGAAAGTCGTGGACGCTATGGACAGAAACATGCGACCGCTTAATGCGCCGATGGACACCGTAAGGTGGACAGACACAACGGCATTGGCTGATAATGTCGGTATGAGGGGCGCAACAAAGACTCAGATAATAAACAGACTGTCACAGGGCGACGCTATCTCAGTCAAGAACGACTATACATCGTCAAGCTGGAATCCGAAAGATAACGCTGTTGCCGGAAATGCTGGCCGTTATGTGCGTATGGATATGCACTATTCTAAGGGTGCGCTGGGGCAGTTCTCACCAACACGAAAAGAGGGCGAGTTCGTAGGAGCTAGAGGCGTGGCACAACGTTACAGTAACGCAAGAATCGAGCGGACGCTTGTGCAAAATACGCAAGGTAGGAGACAATACGCGGATGTACTTGTTGTCGATGTTTATGTCGACTGATCAATGGAGGTAAATAATGGCTGAAAAATTCACAACAAAGACGCCGCCTAAGAGCCAGATAGCTAAGGCGCCGACAAGAAGAGAAAGAATAACAGACTTTTCCACAGGATCAAGCGGAAAAGTTACATGGGTGCCTAAAAGGACACCGGCGAAGAAATCAAAATGATTGACATAGAGACAATCGCAAAGGATGAAGAGCAGAGACTAAAATCTCTGCTTTTTTCATGCGGAATATCAGAAAAGAGAATAGAAATGCTCGGTTCGGTCATAGAGAACACGGCGTGGATGAAGGCGAAGCTGGATGACACGCGAGAGCAGATCCGAAACACGAGTGTAGCGATCCCGTATGATAACGGCGGCGGGCAGGCCGGTATCCGAGAGAACCCGCTATTCAAAGGGTACTCGGGATTGTGGAAAAGTTACATGAGCGGAATGAATACCATCATGGGACTTTTGCCAAAAGAAGCGGCTGAAGCAGAGGCCGCACAGATAGAGAAGCCTAAGACGATGCTCGAAATGGTAAGGGATAAACATAAGAAATGATGCAAGGCAGTCAGGAGCCGAGAATAAAAATAGAGCCTGAGAGAGCCGCAACGGATGGAACGGATGCGGCTCTTTTGATGCGCGAATATGGGTGCGTGCTCGATGAGTGGCAAAGCAATGTCATTGATTGTTGGCTCGGAAGGGATGAAAACGGTCAGTACAACGTCACATCAGCGGGGCTTACACTCCCGAGGCAGAACGGCAAGAACGTGTGCCTTGAGGCGCGTGAGTTTTTCGGGCTTGTGGTAAACGGCGAGAAGATACTGCACACAGCACATCAAGTACGGACCGCAAAAAAGTCGTTCAGAAGGCTTGCGGCGATGTTTACAGACAAAAGACATCCTGAGGTCACGGATATCGTCAAACAGATACGATACACCAACGGTGAGGAGTGCATAGAGCTTGACAACGGCGGTGTAATCGAGTTTTCTGCGAGATCACGGCAAGCGGCAAGAGGTTTCGACGGCATAAGCCTTGTCGTGTACGACGAAGCACAGGAATTGACCGATGATCAGGTTGAAGCTATCATGGCAACTCTTTCAGCGTCAGCGACAGGCACACGACAAATCATATATACGGGGACTCCGCCTTATCCGGGCTGTCCGGGAGACGTATTTCGCCGCAGAAGGGCCGTGTGTACTTCTGATGCGGGAAAGCACGATAGCTGGCATGAATGGAGCGTGGAGGCCGATTCTTTAGAAGGCATCAACGTAACAGATACATCACTATGGTACATGACGAACCCGGCATTAGGGATTCGACTAACAGAGGACTTCACTTCTGAAGAATTGCGAACAATGTCAGCGGACGGATTCGCGAGAGAAAGACTCGGATGGTGGTCGCCTGAAGTGAAGCGCGAAGCCGAGTACGCGATCCCGCAGGAGATCTGGGACGCGTGTAGCAGCGAAGATCCGAAGCCGGAAGGGAAGACCGCATACGGTGTGAAGTTCTCCGGCGATGGTTCGACTGTTGCGCTATGCGGAGCCGTAATACCGAAAACAGGAAAAGCGAGAATATCACTTATTGAAATACAGCCAACGGGCCGGGGCATAAGATGGCTTGCGGAGTGGCTTAATGAAAGACATAAAAAGGCTTGTTGCGTGGTCATAGATGGCCGAAATGGTGTCGATGTGCTTGTTGAACAAATCGCGGGCACATGGCGTTATAAAGGGTCGGTCATAAGGCCGAGCTTGAGAGAAATGATAGCGGCGGTCAGCACACTGACCAACGCACTCAATGAACAAGAGGTAACGTGGTTCTATCAGCAACAAGCTTTACGAGAAAGCGCAATAACGGCTACAAAGAGGCCGATTGGAGGCGGATGGGGATTCGGTGGGGAGTCCTCAACAGCCATAGAAGCGTGTGCGCTTGCGTTATGGGGCGCACGCAACAGCAAGAGAGATCCAACTAGAGAAATGAGGATAGGCTAATGGATATATTAATTGCACCTGAAAATGTATCTGGACTTGGCGTGAAAGAGCGTGAAATGCTCGACAAACTGCTGACAGTCTATCAGAACAATACAGTCAAAAATGATGTCAAAAACAGATATTATGAGGGGAAAATCCCTCTGAGTGAGGTGAACTTAGGAATAGCTTTGCCGCAGGGCATGAGCGGGCTTGAAATCGGGTGTGCTTGGGGTGCTAAGACCGTTGATGTGCTTGCCGGCCGTTCAATGTTCGATGGCTTTGTCGGGGAAAACGGTGAAGAGGTCGATGAGCTGGCGCAGATAGTGCGAAACAACAATTTGATAGCGGAATATCCAAAAGCATGTCGCGACGAGCTGAAGATCGGCTGCGCGTTTGCTACACTTTCGGCCGATGATCAGATCCGCTGTCGCATCCGGTTCCATTCTGCACAGTCGGCGGCGGCTATATGGGATGGCGAAAAAGGACGCATTGCTTATGGTTTTGCTGTTTCCGGGACGGCTCCTGACAATGATGAGGATGAGAGCGTATGGACGCCATCTTCAATCAATCTGTATACGGATGACGCTATATGGGTAATTAAGCGCGATGGACAGCTATGGTCTGCGGAAGAGCACCGTCACAAAATGGGGCGCCCACTTATGGAGCCGCTTATTTATAATCCGACAAGCTCAAAGCCGTTCGGACAGTCACGCATCAAAGAGCCGGTAAGACGCCTTATTCAAGGCTATGTCAGGACAATCGCAAACGCGACTATCGGCCTTGAGTTCTCGACAGCACCGCAGAAGTATCTGCTTGGATTGACAGACGATCAGTATGACAAAGTAATAAGTCAGAAGTTTAAACAGTATGTCGGAAGCCTTCTCGCGTCAACAGTAAACCCTGAAACGGGTGAAAAGCCGTCGTTCGGTCAGCTCCCACAGGGCAGTATCAGTCCGCATGTTGAAATGCTGCGGATCTTGGCTACGCAGTTCAGCGCTGCAACAGGCCTGACCGTAACAGATACGGGAGTGGTCAATGATGCAAATCCGACAAGCTCCGATGCAATACTCGCACAGTCGCAGACACTTGTCGCGATGGCCGAACAGCTTAATGCTCGCAACGGCGACGCTTTAAGAACGATAGGCTTGATGGCTGTCGCAATAGCAAACAGTACGACGCTTGACAAGCTCACAGAGACACAGAAGAACATTGTCGCGCATTTCAAGAACCCGGCGATGCCGTCGGTAGCAGTCACGGCAGATGCGGCTATCAAGATCGCGTCGGCGCGTCAGGAGTTTGCCGGCACAGATACATTCCTCGAAATGATAGGGTTTGATCAGGCTGATATTCGCAGAATAAAGTCACAGGAACAGAGAGTGAGAGGAATGCAAGTCCTTGCTGAAGTAGGTGAGTAATGGCTCAGATCACACGAAAAGAATGGAACAATTACATAGCGATGCTCAGGAGGCTTGATGACAGAGCGTCCGCAGAAATGCTTGCTATGGTAGTTCCGTTAAAAGCGAGATATGATGCGGGGCTCATAAGCTCAAAAGAGTTCAGACAAATCCTGATAGATTATGCTTATGCGCTTGCCACAAAGTACGGCGAGGGCGCGGGTGCGGCCGCTTGTGAAATGTACGACGCTATCGCGGCGCTTCAGGGCGTGACGGTTCCTCCGGCGGTTCCCGCTCCGACAGCAACAATCGAAGAGGCAGCCATATCGGTGAACGGTACGCTAAAGACCGGGAACCCGGATATCGTTGCACAGTCCATCGGCAGGCTGGTGAAGATGGCCGGTGTAGACACGATGCAGCAGAACGCGATCCGCGACGGTGCCGAATGGGCATGGATCCCGAGCGGAGACACATGTGCATTCTGTATCACGCTTGCATCAAGGGGATGGCAAAAGGCATCGAAGAAAGCCCTCAAGAACGGCCATGCTGAACACGTTCACGCTAATTGTGATTGCACTTATGCGGTGCGGTTCAACGATGGGCTAGACTTCGAGGGCTATGAGCCCGACAAGTATCTCGACATGTATTATGACGCTGAGGGGAATACGTCTCAGGAGCGAATAAACGCCCTCAGGCGCGAGTTTTACGCAAAGAACAAGGAAGATATCAACGAGCAGAAACGGAGCGCATACGCCAAAAGAATTGAGCGAAACAGCTCCGCCGCAGAAGAGATAAATGTTGATTAGAGAGCCGGACGGGGCTCTTTTTTCATATACAAATTAGTCCGGCGGGACGTAAAACAATGCGACCGAGCGAGACGCGACCTCGTATAAAAGCGTATCGGAGAAAGGAAACAAAATGAAACGCACAGACATTACCGGCCTCTTTCCAGAGGCGACAGACGAACAGATCTCCGCACTTATGAGCATTAATGGTAACGACATCAACAATGCAAAACGCGGTGTCGAAGATCTTCAGACCGCACTCAAAGACGCACAGTCACAGCTTGAAAGCGCACAGGTAAACAGCGACAGCCTTCAGGCGGCCATTGACAAGGCAAATTGCTTACAGGCAGAGCTTGACACTATGAAAGCCGCTGAAACTGTACGGCTGACAAGGGAAGAGGTTGCGAAGTCCGTAGGCGTTCCGGCTCATTTGCTGACAGGCGAGACAAAAGAGGCTTGTGAAGCACAGGCGCAGTCAATACTTGAGTTCGCTCGTCCGAGCAGTTACCCAAGTGTGCCGGATGGCGGTGAGCCGATTGGGACACCAAAGAAAGCTACACGCGACCAGTTCGCAGAACACTTTAATCAGGTTTTATAAGAAAGGAATACAACAATGGCAGGAGTACCAACCAACAGAACTAACATTTCGCTTCCACCAGAAGTCTCTGCTGAGATTCTCGCAAAGACACAGGACGCATCGGCAATCATGAGCCTCGCAAGACAGATCGCTCTTCCGGGCAGAGGCGTATCAATCCCTGTTATCACAGGCGATCCACAGGCCGCATGGGTAGGCGAGACTGAAGCAAAGGCAGTCGCTAACCCAAGTCTCGAAACAAAGGTTATGACACCGTATAAGCTCGCTGTTATCGTTCCGTTCTCGAACGAGTTCAGAAGAGACGCGGCCGCTCTCTATGATGAGCTGGTAAGACGTCTCCCACTCGCACTCGCTCAGAAGTTCGATGCAACAGTAGTCGGCGCAGTACAGGCTCCGGGAAGCGACTTTGATACATTCGCAAGTGCAACAGCACAGAACATCACAGCACCTAACACATATTCAAGCCTTGTTGCGGCTGATACAGACATTGCATCTGCTGGCGGCATCATGAACGGTATCGCACTCTCGCCACAGGGCAAGGGCGTACTGCTCGCGGCAGTAGACGACAACAAGAGGCCTCTCTTCATCAACAACGTATCTGAGGGAGCTGTTCCGATGGTTCTCGGAGCACAGACTGTTCTCAGCAAGGGCGTTTATGATAGCACAAACAATGTTGTCGGTATCGCTGGCGACTGGACACAGGCTATGTACGGAACCGTTGAAGGTGTGACCATCGACTATTCAAGCGACGCTACACTCGATCTGGGATCCGGCAACGTGATCAACCTGTTCCAGCAGAACATGTTCGCAGTAAGAGCAGAGATCGAGATCGGATTCCGCGCTGATGTCGATTGCTTCAACAGACTGACTGTTACTCCGTAATGGTCAAAATGATCAATAAGCACTTCGGAAACGAAATGCTGGTCGCGGAACACAGAGTAGAGGAATACAAGGCGGCGGGTCACAAGCTCGCCGCTTCCGATACCGAGCCGGCAAAGGAAACTCCGAAGAAGAAAGCAAAAACAGCTAAGAAAACAAAGTAAGGTGGTAGCTTATGGCATACGCAACAGTAAGTGATGTACAGGCTCGCATGACAAGGGAAATGACGCAGTCAGAACAAGACGTTTGCTCAAATCTGCTTGACGATGCGGCGGTCATTATTGATGCCTATAATTCGGAAGCTGATACTAATGCGAAAAAGCTCGTGTCAGTTCGCATGGTAATAAGGGCAATCGGTGACGGCACTGATGCCGGCATTCCAATGGGCGCGACTCAGGGAAGCATGTCAGCACTCGGATATTCTCAGAGCTGGACGATAGGCGCCGGATCTGCGGGAGAACTTTATCTCGGTAAGTTAGAGAAAAAGCTCCTCGGATGCGGTGATGCTATCGGCTCGTACAGTCCAACAGAGGAGCTTGTCAGGGAGGTTCAGATATGAGAGGCATATCGGTCATACTTTATGACAGGACCGAAGCGGGACGCGATGCTCTCAATCATCCGATATACGACGAAACGCCCTCAACTGTTGACAACGTGCTCGTTGCGCCATCATCAACAGTCGAGGTCCTTGATGTGAACAATCTGGAAGGGCGCAGGGGCGACTACACTCTGGCGATCCCGAAGGGCGATACACATGACTGGAGCGCGGGCAAGCGAGTCAGCTTTTTCGGAAGAGACTGGAGAATAATCAAAATGCCGGAAGAGGGTATCGAATGGCTGATACCGCTTAGCTGGAACAAAAAGGTACAGGTAGAGGCCTATGAGCAGGGTTAAGTTCAAATTGGACAGAGCGGGCGTAAAAGAGCTAATGCAGAGCCCTGAAGCGATGAACGTTGTCATGGAGTATGCGACGCAGATTCAAAGCCGTTGCCCTAGTGGCCTCGGTTACGAAGTCTCGTCAATGGTCGGTGCAACGAGAGTAAATGCTTCAGTCTTTGCCGCAACTCCTGAAGCTCGCCGCGACAACTATGAAAACAATACCTTGCTTAAAGCAAGAGGAGGTGTCAAATGATACTCACAGATTTGCTTCAATACCTCAACGTGAACCTGAGTGTCGAGGCGTATGCTGAGGCTCCCGAAGAGCTGACGGATTACGTTCTGATCGAACAGACGGCAAGTAGCAGAAGCAACCACATTATTACGACAACCATTGCCATTCAGTCGTATGGGAAGTCATTGCTTGATGCCATGAACTTGAACAGCGAGGTCGAAACGGTGATGGAAGGATTTTTGACGCTTGGGAATGTCACAAGGGTCGAGCTTGAGACGGATTATAACTTTACGAACACGACTACAAAGCAATATCGCTGGCAAGCCGTGTATAACATAACTCATTACTAGGAGGATATTAAATGGCACAGACAGTAGGAAACGTAAGTGCTGGCAAGCCGGCGATAGGCGGTGCTATCTGGAGAGCGGCAGCAGGGACTACACTCCCGACAGATGCAACGACTGCACTTGACGCGGCATTCAAGGCACTTGGTTATTGTAGCGAGGATGGCCTGACAAACAGCAACAGCCCTGATACCACAGATATCAAGGCGTGGGGCGGTGACACAGTTCTGAACATTCAGGAGGAGAAAACTGATACATTCCAGTTCACTCTCATCGAAGTTCTGAACGTGGAGGTCCTTAAAGCCGTATACGGCTCAGCCAATGTCGCAGGCACACTTACAACCGGCATTACGGTGGAAGCAAATGCGGACGAACCTGAGGAGGCCGCATGGGCTATCGACATGGTTATGAACAGCAACACGGTGAAAAGAGTGGTGATCCCGAAGGGAAAGATCACAGAAATCGGAGACATCGAATATACAGACTCCGACGCCGTTGGATATGAGGTGACCATTACTGCTCTGCCTGACGAATCGGGCAATACTCACTACGAGTACATCAAGCAGGCATAAGCGGTAAGGTGGAGGAGGTGACCAATGAAAGCAACGCTCAAAGACGGGTTTGAGACTGAACTCATCGAAGAGAACGTTAATGACTGGGAGTTTTTAGAAGTTCTTTCAGACATAGACGAAGGCGAGGAAGGCTTAATCGTCAAAGCCGCGAGAATGATGCTCGGCAAGGAAGGCGTCAAAAGTCTCAAAGATCATTTAAGAAACGAACAGGGCAAAGTACCCGTTACGGCTATGATCGACGCTCTTCAAGAGCTGTTAGAGTCCGTTAACGAGTTAAAAAACTGATAACCCTCGCCAGCATGATAAAGCTCGACGAGAACGCGCTTATATGCGATCTTGCCGAAACATATCAGATATACGATTATAGGTCGCTCCCGGTTAAGCTGGTGGCGACCTTATCTGCTGGTTTGAGGGATGAGTCACGAATAAAACTCAAGGCGGCTGGTTTGCCGGTAAGCCTTGAGACTATCATACTTGCCGCAATAGCCGACAATCTGACAATGCTCAGAGCGGGCATGGACAAGCGGAATAGGGGCAAGCCGTTCCTATTTACAGAGGCTATTAACGGTGAGAATAAAAAGCAAAAGGTGAGGGGCTTCAAAACTGTTCAGGAATTTGAGGCCGCTCTTTCTAGGATCAGAGGGGAATAAACATGGCTACACTGGGTAGCGCTTATGTGCAGATCGTGCCATCGGCGCAAGGTATCAGCGGATCTATTCAAAATGTACTTGACCCGGAAGCGACCGCAGCCGGTACATCGGCGGGCGGTAAAATCGCATCATTTGCGAAAAAGGCAATTATTGCGGCTGGCGTCGGAACGGCATTGGTCAAAGGGATTCAAGCGAGCATGGCTGAAGGTGGGAAACTTCAGCAATCATACATGGGCGGTCTCGATACCATATACGGCAAGGCGGCAGACTCAGCTCGAGTATTCGCTAAAGAAGCGGCAAAATCCGGCATATCAATGAACACATACTCCGAGCAAGCGGTTTCTTTCGGTGCGGCTCTGAGGCAAGCGTATGGCGGTGACACAACAAAAGCCGTCAATGCGGCTAATACTGCGATACTCGACATGGCTGACAATCAGGCGAAAATGGGTACGGACATCACCATGATACAAAATGCGTATCAGGGTTTCGCGAAGCAGAACTATACCATGCTCGATAACTTGAAGCTTGGCTATGGCGGTACAAAAACTGAAATGCAGAGGCTTCTCGCTGACGCAGAGGCGCTATCGGGCAAGGAATACGACATAAGCAATCTCGGAGACGTGTATGATGCGATCCACGTCATACAGGGCGAATTAGGGCTCACAGGTGTAGCGGCAGCAGAGGCAGAAGGGACCTTTACAGGATCATTCGCATCAATGAAAGCGGCCGCACAGAATTTCCTCGGAGAGCTGGCGCTTGGGATGGACGTCACGGATTCGCTGAACGTATTAGTTACATCGGCAAACACGTTCTTCTTCAGCAACTTCTTGCCGATGATTGGAAACATCGTCAAGGCTCTTCCGGGGGCAATCGCAACATTCTTGCAACAAGGGCTTCCGACGCTGATTTCAAGCGTCACAACACTAATCACAACATTAACAACTGCTATCGAGGCTAAAGCAAGCTCGTTAACTGGCGCAAAGGTGTCCGCATGGGCTTCTAAAATGTTGCCTAAAATACTTGCGGCGGGTGCAAGGCTTGTCGGACAGCTTGCATCTTCTTTAGTGATCAATTTGCCTAAAATAGTGGCGGCCGTAGGAAGAATTGGATTGGCTATCGTCAAGGGGCTTGGTTCTTCCTTATGGGGCAAGATCTCAGCGGCGGCAAATGGCATCCGTGACAGATTCATGGCACCTATAAATGCCATAGTCGGAAAAGTAAAAGCGACAATAAATAAAGTAAAGCGCATGTTCCCGTTCAAGGTCGGAAAGATCATGAGCGGCCTTAAACTCCCGCACTTCTCAATCACAGGAAAGTTTTCGCTCAATCCTCCGTCGATACCTAAAGTCGGCGTTAAATGGTACGCAACAGGCGGCATTATTGACGGTGCGACAATTCTCGGAGGCGTGGGGCTTGGTGAAGCTGGGCCGGAAGCAATTTTACCGCTCAATCCTTTCTGGAGCCGTATGGATAGGCTTGAGGAGAGGCTTGGGAATAGCACCGGCACAGTCACAATAAATGTGTATGCTTCTCCGGGCATGAACGTTAGAGAGCTTGCGTCCGAGGTTGAGCAGAGAATAGTGGCACAACAGAAACAGAGGAGGGCCGCATGGGGATATTAATGAACAGCCTTATATATAACGGCATCGACATGCGCGATTTCGGCATTTATATCGGAGGCGAAGGGACGTTCAACGCGCCGACGCGAAGGGGCGAAATGCAAGAGATACCCGGCAGAAACGGCTCCATTTTTCTTGATGAAGGGTCATACGACAACATAAATGTCACATACTCTGCATTCAATTACGAGCCAACACTTGAAACTTTTAGGGAACGCCTGTCGGATCTGCGCAGCGCATTGTGTAGGGATCCGGGCTATCATCGGCTTGAGGATACATTTCATCCTGATGAGTACAGGCTTGCGGTGTTCAAGGAAGGGCTGAACGTAGAACCCGCCAAATACAATACGCTTGGGAAATACGACATTGTATTTGACTGTAAGCCTCAGCGGTTCCTAAAAAGCGGAGACGTGCCGGTTCCGTTCTATGCGAAGGGAACAATCACGAATCCGACGCTCTTCGAATCGCTCCCGGTCATAGCCGTAACTGGCAACGGACGCGTTAACGTAGCCGGGCATCTGTTCACGGTCTCGGATACGACTCAGACGATTTACATCGATTCGGAGCTGATGGAGGTATATATCCCGGGACACGAGCTTGTGCCTTTGACAGAAGAAAACGACCTGATCATAAGGGACGAGCTGTGGCTGCCTATCGAGATCCACAAAGGAAACCGAGACGCGATCAATAT